TTAGCAGCGGCCCGCTTGTTTTGACAGGGCGTCACAAGTTTTGCTCGCTGATGTCGGGTTGCTGCCAGCACAAATGGCATCCGAGACGGTACTGCCGCCGCCCAGGGGGATCAGCCCGTAAAGTTTCGGCTCGGCGGCTTTCGTCACATAGCAGCGATGGCTGGTTTTGCCGATAGTGGCCACAAAGTTGGTTTTCACATCCTGCTGCTTCGCATCGGAAATTGTCACCTGCGAAGCATCGACATTAAAAGCAAAGGCGGCCGCCTCTTTCATTTCACTTTCCGTCGCCATGGGCGGTTTAGCTACGCAACCCATTAATAAAAGTCCCAGACAGATACTGACTGATATATCCCGTATTTTCATCATTTCATCCTTTTTGTAAGTCAGCGGGTTATATATAAGAGCGGCGGGAAGAGAGTATTGATTTTGATCAGCTGGCGCAGGCTATGGTTATTTTTCGGAAATTGACCTGAGTTGTTACATTTATCGTAAGTAGTACGAATTCCAGCATTGCAGAAATGAAAGATATTTTAAGACAACATTGCGTAGTAAGACCGAAGTCAACAGGAGTGCGGCGGTTATGGACTGCCCGAGATGCTCTGAGCAATATTTTGCAAGGCAGAATGCTATCTATTTTAGCGTAAGCAAAAATTTTCCCTGCGCTATCACGGACTTTTTATCCTCTTTATGGGATAGCGACAAAACGCTAAGCCCTGCGCAATGCTCAGCGGTTTGTGGTGCCCTTTTAAAATTCGGGAACAAAAAAGCCACTCTTTCGAGTAGCTTAATTATATGATTTTAAAGCTAAAATTTGGTGGCCCCTGTTGGGTTTGAACCAACGACCAAGCGATTATGAGTTCCTACCGTAACAACCGAAAATCAATGTGTTACGTTATTTATCATTGACATACCTTGCATCTGTTTGCCAATGATTACCTATGTTCCGCCATTTCTACCGCCACTTTATCGCCATTTTGAAAACTGGTGTCTCGTTATTGCGAAAAGAGTATCTTATGCAAGAACCACAAGACCTTGGAGCACATATGGATAAGTTGAAACTCGAAGATAGTGTTTTTCAAGCCTCTAAACATTACTTACATGATTTATATGGCGACTTCACACGCATTGATGAGCAGAAAGACAGGCCTGATGCAGCAATTAGGTTATCACAAAAAGTAGATGGTGTTGATGTAACCATAGGAATAGAAATAACTTGTGTCGATAAACAAGGTGACTTGCAATACTTCAATGACGAAAAATTCTCCCGCGGTATAACTCAAAAACAAATTGACGATTGTATAAATGGAGTTGTTCCAACACAACCCATGAAAAAATCTTCAATCGCGATAGGAAAAGACTATTTTTATGAAGCTATAGAGAAAAAACGTGATAAATATGATGGTTATAAAAATGATGGCGGTTTTAATGGGGTGATTATATTAGTTTTTAGTCAGCTATTTGGTTGTGATGAAAAACATTTTAGTGACTACCATGTTTCATGGACAAACTATTTGTTAAGTAAGTCTAACTTTCCATTTGACAAGGTCATTTTTGTCGATATAACCCAGTCCAAATGTATTGCTATGTTTGATAAAAATATACCCAAAAAGTCTCCGCCTAAAAATGAACCGAACAAAGAATTAGGTTTTACCCCAATACACACTGGGTTTATCCCAGTGAATCAGTCAGTAAACATGAATGATATTTTTAAAAGGGAGCCTTTAGTAAACAAGAAGAAAGGTAAGCGCAAGAAAAGATAGTTAGCATTTTTCCCCTTTTAAGGGGTGGATATATCTACCCCTCAACTTCATTAAAATTAATTTTTATAATCTAAGGGATTAAGTTTAATTGCATCTTCTAAATGATCAGGTGCAAAGTGCGCATATCGCATCGTCATTTTGATGTCGGTATGGCCGAGTACTCGTTGCAGAACAAGTATATTGCCGCCATTCATCATAAAGTGGCTGGCGAACGTATGTCGCAAAACGTGGGTTAACTGACCTGCTGGTAACTCGATACTTGTTCTTTCCAGTGCTGACCGGAAGGCGCCATAACAATCACTAAATAGTCGTCCTTTTTTATCACTAGGCAGTGACTCATAAAGCTCTCCGCTGATGGGGACGGTGCGGTTCTTTCTGCCTTTCGTGTTGGTGTACGTGATTTTGTATTTTGCGAGCTGGCTTTTTTTCATGCTCTCGGCCTCAGACCATCGAGCGCCAGTGGCGAGACAGATTCTTACCACGGTTTCTAAATCAGGGTGGTCATGCCTTTTGCACTCGCCGAGCAACAGCGCAATCTGTTCCTGAGTTAGCCAGGCCATTTCCATTTCTTCTGTGCGGAAAGGACGCATATTTTTCAGCGGATTTTCACCCTTCCATTCACCGAGGCGGTTTAACTCGTTAAATACCGCCCGAAAATAGGCCAGTTCAAGATTGAGAGTGCGAGGCGATACTTCTTTCACCCTATTTGAACGGGCATACTCACCTTTTAACCGCTTTTCCCGGTAGCGGGAAAACATCTGCGCATCAAAATCGCGTGCGAGCGGTTCGCCCATACACTCAAAGGCGTGGTGCATTGCTAACTGGCGTTTTAGACCGTCTTTCAATGTAATACCGTGAGCACTAAACCATGCGTCAACCAGCTCTTTTAGCGTGCGTCTATCTTCTTTTTCTTCCTGCCACGGGTTTTGCACGGTGTATTGTTCAAAGGCCAAAGCCTCGCCTTTCGTGGCGAATTTCTTTCTGATGCGCTTGCCTTTTGCCCCATTAGGATAGAGCTCACAAATCCAACCGCCAGCGGGGTTTTTTCGAACGGTCATGAGTTAACCTCGTTCTCCATATAGTTGGATAATCCAGTCATAGACATTGATTAACTCGCCCGTATCACGGACGACAATCTCACTATTATCAATTCGGTCTAAACGGAAGGTTCTTAGTTGCCTGCGTGAATGACAATATCCTGTAATGTGTTGTTCATTAATTTCTTTTACATCAACTTCTCGATGAGTTGAATTGCCATTTGAGTCTGTGTACTCAAATGAAATATTTCTAAACTCACCATCGGGCTTACGCTTACTTATAGGTCCTTTTGGTGTGCGAAAAGAAATTGGTTTATGTATTACAGATGATAGGGTTTTAGATGCTTTTAACTGGCGAATTGTCAGGAAAAGAACAATAAAGGCGATAGGAAGTGAGAGGGCATAATCACCATCTAAAAAGGCCCCAAAGGCAGCAATAGAAGCAAGAAAAGCTGCAACTCCTTTAGCCACTCGCATTGCTAATTTATCCTGTGACTTAAAATAAGTAATCATCGAAAAAAGAGACAGACCTAAAAACAAAATCGGAATTACAGTATCCATGATAGTCTCCTTATTCATCGTGGATATTGGGATTAGTTGACATCGCTATATATACCAATTACACGGCCAATCAGTTTTATTTCGTTAATCCCACATTCAAACGGTACCTTTCCGCCCGCAACGTGTAGCTTTTTGCCTGGTAGGAGCGTCAATTCTCTGATGCTGGTAGCCCCCTCAATATCAACCAACCAAAGGCCATCAGAAAGTGATGCATCTTGTTCTATAAAGTGCAGCTTTCCATCGGCGCGAACAGCAATGCCTTTTGACATTTGCTTGCTAAAAAAACCGGCATCAATACTCAACGGTGAATTTTCTGCGAGCTTTCCATCACTAAGAGTGAAGGAGTCTATCGTTTTCGGATCCGTTGGTGACGATTTGCCATCATATTGAGAGCCTTGCCCCGTAAGTAGCCATAGTAGGCTTGCTCCTGTTTCTAAGGCGCACTGCACGGCGAAATCATAAGAAACAGTGCCTCGCGTGTAGCGATTTTGTAGAGAGCTGGCTGCAATATTGAAGTGCCGGGCTAGCTGGATTTTTTGAGTAAAACCATATATTTGACAAATTCTATCCAGTAACTCGTCGTTATTCACCTGAGCATCTAGTATCAAAATGTATTCCCTTGGGTATTTACTAATACTCATTTGGGTATTAGTATCATTGCTAATTCGGGCAATCAGTGGCAGAAGTTGGCAAACAGAGGCCATTGATTGCAAACATTGTCAAAATGGGAATCATGCAACATGGCTTCTGAAATCGCAATCATCAAAATCCCGTCTCCTGTAGTTACGCTTCAGCAATTCGCGGAACTTGAGGGTGTTTCCGAGCGTACTGCCTATCGCTGGACGACAGGTGACACCCCACGTGTACCAATCGAAAAACGAGTCATCCGCAAAGGTCGTAAGAAAGCAGGTGGCCCTATCCGGATTTATTACGCTCGCTGGAAAGAAGAACAGTTGCGTAAAGCTTTGGGTCACGCACGTTTTCAGCTCATTATTGAGAATCCATATTCACTTTAAGTGAATTTTAAGGATGCGACATGTTTGATTTTCAGGTTTCCAAACATCCCCACTATGACGAAGCGTGCCGGATTTTTGCGCAGCGTCACAACATGGCGAAGCTGGCCGAGCGTGCGGGTATGAACGTTCAAACGTTACGTAACAAGCTCAACCCGGAACAGCCCCACCAGTTCACGCCGCCTGAATTGTGGCTACTGACTGACCTGACAGAAGACTCAACCCTCGTTGATGGTTTTCTGGCGCAGATTCATTGCCTGCCATGCGTGCCGGTTAATGAGCTGGCTAAAGACAAATTGCAGTCTTATGTCATGCGTGCAATGAGTGAACTCGGCGAGCTGGCGAGCGGTGCGATATCTAATGAGTGCCTGACCTCTGCCCGTAAGCACAACATGATTGAAAGCGTTAACGCTGGCATTCGCATGTTGTCATTGTCGGCGCTGGCGCTGCATGCGCGCTTACAGACTAACCCAGCCATGTCGAGTGTGGTCGATACCATGAGCGGCCTCGGTGCCTCATTCGGTCTGATGTGAGGTGCTTATGTTGAATAATGAACCGTCATTCGCGTCTCTGCTTAAAAAGCAAAGTCCGGGCATGCACTACGGCCACGGCTGGATCGCAGGTAAGGACGGCAAGCGCTGGCACCCGAGCAACTCACAGGCTGATTTACTGGCTGGTCTCTCTACTCAAAAGCAGGGGGAATCATGGCTATCGAAGCTGTTTCCGCAACTGTTCCGCTAAAAGCGGGTGAACGTCTGGCCGGTCTCAATCATGTGGCTGAATTGCGCGCGCGATATTGGGGCGATAGCTGGAAAGAGGTTGAGCGCTTTGTCGATGATATGCGCGATAAACGTGACCCACAATTTGAAGAAAATAATCGGGCGCTGGCCGCTATTTTCTTTCTGGCAAAAATACCGGCAGCTCGTCATGAGCTCGAATTAAGTGAGCTGACTACTGACGAGAAAAAGGAGCTTATTAAAGCGATGAATCATTTTCGTGCAGTGGTGAGTTTATTTCCCAAACGGCTAACCATGCCGAATTAATCCAAACAGAAATTTAATGGCGTAAACCCGCCGGGCTTCTTATTGCCAGAAATCAGGAGAGTTAATTATGCGTAATACCGAAATCCGTAGTTTTTACACTGATCGCGATGCGCTGGCCGTATTGCTGACCGATGCAAAAAAAGAAGAGCGTAAAGACCGCGCGCTCGCTGTTTCCATCCGCCTTGAGGCGCTGGCTATCCATATTACCAAAGAGGGTATGAGTGGCACCGAAGCGGCGGAACTGCTGCGTCGTGAAGCCACCCGATTTGAGAACGAATCACAGGAGCTGCACTAATGGCCGACGCAATGGATTTAGCACAACTGCGCGAGCAGGAAGACCGCGAACGCCATATCAGCAACGCGCGCAGCCGTATCACTGCATCTTCCCGTTTTCTCTGCGAGAAATGTGACGCACCAATCCCGGAAACTCGCCGTATTGCGATTCCAGGCGTGGCCTTTTGCGTGACCTGCCAGCAAATCGCCGAACTTAAATTAAAACACTATCAGAGGGTATAAATTGGCTGTTCAATTCGCTTTTCCGTGGAATGCTCCACGGTCGGCAATAGCCAGCCCATATCTTACCTATGACCAACAGCATCGCCGCGACCGTATGTTCGCGGCTTTGCTGCATGCGAGAAATGTGCTTTCTCTCCAGCCAGAGTGCGTGCGCTTTGACGTTTATCGCACCGCTACGGTGCTGGAGCAAAATCAGGACAGTCAACGAGCCAATGCCTTTTTAATCAGCTTTTGCAAAAAGGCATTGCCACGTCTTGAACTGGTCGCAAAAAGATACGAGAGCGCGGGTATCAACAGCAATGTATCAACCGCCGTTTTCGGTGGTCATTTTGACACCCGACTCAGGCAATATCTGGCGTCACGTATGGTTAATCTGGTCGCCAGATATAACCGTCTCCCTGATATGTCGCGCGCCGATGTTGATCTGCTGGCCGGTGACATTGCTAATTTCATTCGTTCTGAGCTAGCAAATATTGATGACTCAGATTTTGGTGAGCTCAAAACGCTATACACCTGGTACATGCACGCTGGTTTTATTTCTCTGCAATTCAATGTCACCCCTCCTCATTGGGAGCGTGTAAAAAATAAATACTTCAACAAAGATGATATCGCCCCCGCAGTAATCCGTATGTTTACTGAGTCATGGTGGCGTAATCGTCTGCGTCGTGTCGCGTCGGCATGGCGCGAACATCTACAAATTGCAGTCGGCAACGTCAGCAAGAAAAAGCACGCCTACGCGAGTAAAAATTGTGTGACAGACTGGCGCGAGCAGAAGCGCCGCACGCGTGAGTTTCTCAAAGGTCTGGATCTCGAAGACGAAGACGGCAACCGCATCAGCCTGATTGAAAAATACGACGGCTCAGTCGCCAATCCAGCAATACGCCGGTGCGAGCTGATGACTCGCATTCGTGGGTTTGAAAATATCTGTAATGGGCTCGGTTATGTCGGGGTGTTTTACACCCTGACTGCACCGTCTAAATATCACGCTACCACCAAAGCGGGCTACCGTAACAGCAAATGGAATGGTGCCAGCCCGTCGGACACGCAGAGCTATCTAACTGGCCTTTGGGCGCGCATACGCGCCAAGCTGCACCGGGAAGACATCCGCATTTTCGGCATACGTGTTGCCGAGCCTCATCACGACGGGACGCCGCATTGGCACATGCTTATGTTCATGTTGCCGGAAGACGTCGAGCGCGTGCGTCTCATCATCCGTGATTATGCGTGGGAGGAAGACCGCCACGAACTGAGAAGCGATAAAGCCAAAAAAGCGCGCTTTCATGCCGAGGCCATTGACCCGGAGAAGGGCAGCGCTACGGGCTATGTAGCTAAATACATTTCTAAAAATATCGACGGCTATGCTCTCGATGGTGAAACCGATGACGAAAGCGGTGAGCTGCTGAAAGAGACCGCCCCAGCCGTATCAGCATGGGCGGCTCGCTGGCACATCCGTCAATTCCAGTTTATCGGCGGTGCGCCAGTGACGGTATACAGAGAGCTTCGCAAAATGGCCGACCCGGAAACGGCAAGAGCGCTTAGTGTTGAATTCGCCGCAGTACATGACGCGGCTCATTATGGTCGTTGGGCTGACTATGTTAATGCTCAGGGGGGGCCTTTCGTTCGTAGAGACGATTTACAGGTTCGGACTCTTTATGAGTCACGCACTGAACTTAATCAGTATGGTGAGGAAATTGTATGCATTAAAGGCGTCTATGATTCCAACATTGGCGCGGGTTCCCCAATTTTAACCCGGCTCACACAGTGGAAGATTGTTCCGAAGCGTGCCGTTGATTTGGCCGTTGACGTTAAGGGCGCTCCTGCGCCCTCTCGGAGTTCTGTCAATAACTGTACGGGGAGCGAAAGCGAGCCACCGGTACTGGATTTAACAAAACCTCTGAATCAGCGCGAAAGGCGAGCTCTGACGAATAGACTCAGGAAGAAAAAACCAACATTACGGCGAAAATTCATCCACGGAACGGATGCGCAAAACGCAGCTATAGCGAAAACTATCGACGAGATACATCTGACAACCGGCATCACAATCAGCCGAGGTGAAGCTATGCATCTGATAGCCGGTGGTAAAAGTTGTTTTGATGGTAAATGGCTACGCGGAACAGCCAAAGGAGAAATATTTTCCGCAGCACCATCGCATCAGGCTAAAGCCAGGAAAATCCTTAATCGTGTTGCGGCTTTAGCTGAACTGGCAACGAAAATGTAATTGTTAATATTCATCCATATCATGTACATACAGTGTATTTAGCTGTGATTTTTTTCTTCACACCTTTTACCAATACGTTATACTGTATGTTTATACAGTATCCCATATAGGAGGTTGTGTGGATAGAGAGTTAAACGAGCAAGTCATGATTGAACGGGTGGAAATGATTGCGCGTCTGACAACAGAGGGTGTGTGTCAGGAAAGGGATCGTGAAATTGCTTTAAATTTAATCGCGGAGATCGCAAGAGGTAACTTGATGAAAAACAACTCTTTTTCTGTTGTTTTTACTCCCACTCCTGTAGAAAAACGATTAAAAAAAGGGGGAGAGGTGAGAGTTAACATCACGTTAGATAAAGAACAGAAAGTAGGGCAGCAAGTAATTGACGCATTTCAGAACGAACTAACTAGACGAGTACAGACCATTTTTCCGACAACGCGTATTACGGTAAAAAAAGGGGCAATGACGGGAGTCGAGTTAGTGGGGTTTGACCAAGAGTCAGATCGAGAGGCATTAGACGGTATTCTCCAGGAGGTTTGGGAAGACGATAGCTGGAGATAAAAGCGCAAAACCTCAGCGACGGAAAAACTGTTTTTTTTGCCGCTGGGGTTGAACAACGAGAGAAGCGAGGCGTTAGCATGATAGGTGATAATCTTGTGCATTGAACCTTTTGCATAGATCCCTTATTGTTCTATGGATATTTTACCGCTTCGTAAGGAAAGTCATGGAAACTGGAATCGTTACGTTCTTTGACATCAAAGCTTGTGGTTTCTACAGGCTGAAGAAAAATGCAGACGAATTAGAGCATAAATTTGGAACGCTTGATGATATCTTTGATGCGTTGCAGGTATGGCTCGACGACAAAAGTGTCGAGGAGTCAATCCCATGGGATACAGAGACTCATCCGCTAAGAGCTAGAACCTACTCGCGAGGAGTGGCTGTAGACCCCGACACAAAAGATCGAGTGATAGTAATGTATCGCGCATTAGGTTCCGCGAAAGGACGCTTACACGCTGTTAAAAAAACAGCACCTGTAGGTGCTGCGGAAAATGACACTGTAAAAACTGAAACGAATGGAAATGACTATATTTGGGTTGAGCCATGTTATTACTGGATAATTCCTGAGTATAACAAAATTGCATCCATTATATTTCCTCACTCAGGCGCAGATACTCCAAGGTTAAGCAATTATATTTTCAATTTTGTAGTAAATCACGGTGATTTTGGTAGAGAAAAGGACACTACATCTTTTACAAGAGCACGCTCCTCATGTTCGGAGGATGATATTCTTGTTTCGAAGACGGTTTTTAAGTATGTAGACGACGATGGTCACAAGTGTAATTGCGTTTTTAAATTTAAGACGGAGGTAACGAAAGTTAATAAGCCTGGTGCGAATATTCTTGAGGTACGTGATGAAATTGTGCAGACAATTATTCGTGATACTACAGTGGCGAAAGTGGAGGATACCCGTCAACCTCTATTACGTCTAATGAGTAATGTGCTCTCAGATTTTTTAGGAACAGAACAAACCAAGTTTACAAAGCCTAAAAAAATTGAAGTTCGCGTAGATGGTGCACCTTCGGAAGAAGAAATTAAACAACTATTAGATAGAAATGTAGACGATGTCGACTGGGTTGATGTTGGCTTTGTTCTCAAAGACTCCTCCCGCCCATTATGGCTGAAAAAATACATGGCAAGAACTGCATTGTTCGTCAGTGACTCTACTGGGGATGAGCATTTCTCTCCAGAGAAACTACTCCAGGAAATAAAAGCTGTTCGTGATGATTTGCTTCAAACAATCATTTATAATGAAGAGGTGGAAGAAAAATCTTTAAAAACGGCGGAGGCATAAATGTCACCTCAAATAAGTAAGGATTTAAAGGCGCTGATAGTGCAATGGAAGTGGAATTTATTAATTCTGCTTCTGATTTCTTTGGCTTCCTATTGGTTAAAGGATAAGGTTAGTTATAATGACATAAAAGATATATTGGGTGTTTTGCAAAATATATCTGCTGCAATTTTCACTATAGTTGGGTTGTGGATTGGGTTTTTATATCCCAACGCAATTGCCAGTATTGTCAATGATGATGTTGATTACATAAAAAATACGAAAGACGCTCCCCGAATTGAAAAGCTAATATACGTTGTGATTACCTCGGCAGTGGTTATGCTATCAATCTTATTTGTTTATCTTTTTAAATCAATATGGTCGGGTCTATCAAGCTCAATAGTGCATACTGGTTTTATTAAAATGATAGGGGTCACTTTTGTTTATTTTATGTGCTGGTTACAAGTAAAGTGCGTTTTTAGCGTTATTTTGAGCAATGTATCGTTTGCTAACAACCTTCATTCAAGAATAGTAAGCGCTAAATTCTCACATCATGACGATTGACTTAACCGCTCAAGCAATGCATTAAACGGCTGCATTATTTTGCATTCGTTAGGTCTGTAAGTTCCGGCCATACGCCGCCAGAGCTGATATGGGTTCAGAGTAGTCATGCAACTGCATTAAAACCGACCCATAAAGCGGGCAGGCGAGGCGGGGAAAGCACTGCGCGGCAGCGTACTTTTGCGCATTTATTTTCGCAGCCTGAGCGCGTCGCTGTGCCGCGCAGGTTCGCGAGGGTGTCGGTGGGTGGTGCGGGGGTGTTTGAAGGCGTGGCGGGCTTCTGAGGCGGTCAGGCGTGGGGGTAAGAAAAAGCCGCCCGGAGGCGGCGGAAATCAGTCACTTTCGGTGTCGAGGGTGTAACTTTTGAACCGGATCACCTCCTGACCGGCCCAAGCGTTGACCTCGCGCATCCGGTCTTGTAGCGGGATGAGCTCGTTACGGACAAACACCTTTGCCACCTTCTCGATATCGCCGAGCGAACCGACGTTTTCCGGCTTGCCGCCCATCAGCTGGAACGGGATGCGGTGAGCGTCGAGCAGGTCGGCGGCGCTGACTTTTTTGATATTGAAGAAATCGTCTTTCGTTGCCACCTCACTGAGCGGCACAATTTTAATGCCGTCTGGTTTTCCGTGCGGTGCGTAGAAAAACAGATTTTTGAAGTTGCCGAGCCCCTTCGAACTGCGCATCGCATCGCGCAACGCCTCAACATCGGTACCGCTTTGCGCGGCGTCCGTCACATACATGATGTAACCCGCATGCGCCCCGTTCTGGTAATACTTGCGACGGAACAGCGTCGCCGCTTCATTCAGCCAGGCGGAGTTTAGCGCGCTGAGATATTCCGGCATGCCGTACAGCTCCTGGTTGATGTCTGGCTCCAGCAGGTGGAATACGGATCCCGGCGCGAACGGGTGCGGCTGGTCAAATGACGGCACCCACCAGTAGACATCATCTTCTATACCACGCCGAGTGTATTTAGCCGGTGATGCTTCCAGCTTCAGCGGGCGACCGGTGACACTCTTTCGGAGCTCTAAAAACGCGTTGCCAAACACCAGAAAATCAAGTGCGAAGCGGCTGAAGTCCTGTTGTGACAGTAGCGGGTGCGGAATAAACGTTGAGGCCAGAATGTTGCGCTTAACGTAAATTGGCGAGCTGTGATGAACGGCGGCGCGCAGGCTTTTCGCCAGCCCGTTAAAGCTGACCGGCGGTTCGAACCAGCGGCCATTATTGACGCATTCCACGTAATCCAGAATATCGCGGCGGTCGAGCACGGCGCTCGGTTCACCAAAGGTAAACGCCTCCATTTTTTGGGGCGCGCTGTCTTTCATGTTGCGCGGGCGCTTTTGTGGCTGTGGCTTGCGGCCTTTGTATTTACTCATCAGTTGAACTCCAGAATGGATGATGTTACCTGGCCGCTGCCAGCGGTAAGCGGTTCGTTTAACAGCGCGTGCATGGTCGCCCAGGCGACGTCCGCGTGACTGGCTTCCTCGGTGCGGCTGGCCTCATAGGTGGCGCTGCGCCCGCTGCTGGTCATGGTCTTACGGATTGCCATAAACGAGGTGGTGATGTCGGTGGCGCTGACGTCATATTCGAGACAGCCACGGCGGATAACGTCTTTTGCTTTCAGCACCATTGCGGTTTTCATTTCCGGCGTGTAGCGGATATCGCGGGCGGCGGGATAAAACGAGCGAACCAGCTGGAAGACGCCAATACCGAGGCCGGTCGCATCGATACCGATGTACTCAACGTTGTATTTTTCGGTGAGCTGGCGGATGGATTCGGCCTGAGTCGCGAAGTCCATGCCTTTCCACTGATGGCGCTCCAGGATGCGAAACTTGCCCCCGGCGACAACCGGCGGCGCGAGCACCACACACCCGGCGCTGTCGCCGCTGTGCGACGGGTCGTATCCCACCCAGACCGGGCGGGAGCCGAACGGGTTGTCGGCGAACGGCGCAAAGTCTTCCCACTCTTCCAGACTGTCGACCATGCAGCGTTGCAAATCCTCGAACGGGAACACCGACGCCTTGTCGTCAACGAACTTGCACATAAACAGATTGCGGAAGTCGTCGACGCTGTTTTCGCGTTTGAGTTGCTCCAGATTGAACAGCGTACAGCCCCCGGCGAGCGCATCCTCAATGGTGACAATCTGCCGCCACTGACCGTCAGGACACGCCACGCCAGCGGAGAGCGCGTCATGACTGATATCGATGTCAACCCGTTCGCTTGCGCTGGCGCGGCCCCGGTTGAATAATTCCCCCGACCAGAACGGGTAAGCGCCGTGTGCCAGGGTGGAAGGCGTCGAAAAGTAGGTGCTGCGCAGGTGGCTTTGTGAGGCCATGCCCGACGACACTTTGCGTAGTTTCTGGAAGTTGGGGATCCAGAAAATTTCGTCGACATAAAGGTCGCCGTTGTGGCTCTGCGCGGTGTTTGAGTTGGTGCCGAGAAAAATCAGCTTTGCGCCGTTGTTGCCTATGACAATCGGGTCACCGGTCAGGTCGACATCGACCCGGCGGGCAAACTGAATGATGTACTCGCGGAATACATACGCCTGCGTCTTACTCGCTGACAGGAAAATCTGGTTATGGCCGGTTTTTAGCGCATGCAGCAGCGCCTCGCGGGAAAAGTAGAACGTCGCCCCAATCTGGCGCGATTTCAGAATGTCGCGAATACGGTGCTCAAGCCCGGCGCGGTGCCAGCGGAGCTGATACTCGAAAGACTCCGCGAAAAAAATCTCTTCCAGTTTCTCGATAGCCTCGTCGCTGAAAAAGTTCTTTGTTGGCTTTTTGCGGTCGCCTTTGTTGCGGTTGGCCACATTGGGATTAAGGTCAACCTCATTTCCGGTCTGGCCATAGCGATTAATGCGCGCAAAGCGCTCCATCTGTCGGGACAGAAAATCCGCCACCTTGAAATCGTGGGGTGTCAGGTTGGGCTTTGCGTAGAGCTGAATCAGCCGGGCCTCTAAGGTGCTTTCGACCCGGTTCAGCGGTGCCGTTTCGTCCCACTGGTCGCGCTGTTTCCAGCTCTGCACAGTCGGGCGTTTGGTCTGCAACATTTCGGCAATCTGCGGCACGGAAAACCCCTGCCAGTACAGCAAAGCCGCCTGGCGTCGCGGGTCGTTTAATAAAGTGGTGTCGGTGGTGATGGTCATGGATGCCTCGCCGTGATTGATACAGGGCAAGGCTAAAGAAACGGGTGATGCGAATCGCTAAGGTGCTGTTGTGTGAGGGATAAGCCATCCGGGATAGATAGCGGGTGGGCGGAGACGTCAGGAAACTAACCCCGACCCGTTAACCCGATATCAGGACTCCTGACAATGGCAAAAAAAGTTTCAAAATGGTTTCGCATCGGCGTCGAAGGCGATACCTGTGACGGCCGCGTTATCAGCGCGACGGATATTCAGGAAATGGCCGAGACCTTTGACCCCCGCGTCTATGGTTGCCGCATTAACCTCGAACACCTGAAAGGCATCCTGCCGGATGGCCCGTTCAGCCGTTACGGCGATGTGGTTGAGCTGAAGTCTGAAAAGATTGACGACGATTCGGTACTGAAAGGCAAGCTGGCGCTGTTCGCCAAAATCACCCCGACCGATGACCTGATCGCAATGAATAAAAAATTGCAGAAGGTCTACACCTCAATGGAAATTCAGCCGAATTTCGCCAATAGCGGTAAATGCTACCTGGTCGGCCTCGCCGTGACCGATGACCCGGCCAGCCTCGGCACCGAATACCTCGAATTTTGCCGGGGTGCCAAATTTAACCCCCTCAACCGCTTCAAAGCCGAGCCGGGCAACCTGATTTCCGTCGCCACCCTCGCCGAGCTGGAGTTTGAAGACCAGGCGGAAAATGTCTTTACTGCCCTGAGCGACAAAGTGAAAGCGATCTTCAGCCGCAAACAGGCCAGCGATGACGCCCGTTTTCAGGATGTGCATGAAGCTGTGACGACCGTCAGTGAACATGTGCAGGAAAACCTAACCGCCACTGAGCAGCGTCTTGCCACGCTGGAAAATGCCTTTGCGACGCTGAAACAGGACGTCACCACGAAGGCCGACCAGACCAGCCAGGCATTCAGCAAGTTAAAAACGTCGCTGGATAAAACCGAAAGCACCGCGCAGCCACGCCGCAAGCTCTCCACCGGTGGCGGTGGCGATGAGCTGCTGACCGACTGCTAAACGGTCATGAACTTATCGCCGGGCGACAGGTTTGCCCGGTCAGACAACCAGATTTAACCAAACAGGAAAGACTATGCGTCAGGAAACCCGTTTTAAATTCAATGCCTACATGTCCCGCGTTGCTGAGCTGAACGGCATAGACCCGGACGACGTGAGTAAAAAATTCTCCGTCGAGCCGTCCGTCACGCAAACCATGATGAACACCGTGCAGATGTCATCGGCCTTTTTGCAGAAAATTAATATCGTGCCGGTGGATGAGCTGAAGGGTGAAAAAATTGGCGTCGGCGTCAATGGCACCATCGCCAGTACAACGGACACCAACAGCGGCAAGGAGCGTAAAACCGCCGACTTTACCGCGCTGGAGTCCAACAAGTACGAATGCGATCAGGTCAACTTCGACTTTCACTTCAAATATAAAAAGCTGGATTTGTGGGCGCGCTTCCAGGACTTCCAGCGCCGTATTCGTGATGCCATCATCCAGCGGCAGGCGCTCGATTTCATCATGGCCGGGTTCAACGGCGTTGAGCGCGCAGAAACCTCTGACCGCGCCACTCATCCGATGTTGCAGGACGTCGCCGTCGGCTGGCTGCAGAAATACCGTAATGAAGCGCCGACCCGCGTGATGAGCAAAATTGTCGACGAAGAAGGGAATGTTGTTTCCGCTGTGATCCGTGTGGGTAAAAACGGCGATTACGTTAACCTCGATGCGCTGGTCATGGATGCAACAGACAACCTGATTGACGAGATTTATCAGGAAGATGCCGAACTTGTAGCGATTGTGGGTCGTAAGCTGCTGGCCGATAAATATTTCCCGATCGTCAACAAAGACCAGCCGAACAGCGAGGCGCTCGCGGCTGACATCATCATCAGCCAGAAACGCATCGGCAACCTGCCCGCCGTCCGTGTGCCGTACTTCCCGGCGAACGCGATTATGGTGACGCGTCTCGATAACCTGTCCATCTATTTCATGGATGAAAGTCATCGCCGCTCCATTATCGAAAACCCGAAACTCGACCAGGTGGAAAACTACGAATCGATGAACATCGATTACGTGGTCGAAACCTACGCCGCCGGGTGCTTCATTGAAAATATCAAGTTGGGCGATTTCTCTGCCGCACAACCGGAGGGCTAACCGATGACGAGCCCCGCACAGCGTCACATGATGCGGGTCTCGGCCATTGAAACCGCGCAGCGGGAAAACAACCCGCTGCGGCATGCCACTGCCTACGAGCAGATGCTGGTTAAGCTGGCCGCAGACCAACGCACGTTAAAAGCCATCTTTGGTAAAGAGCTGAAAGCCACGAAAAAGCGCGAGCTGCTGCCGTTCTATCTGCCGTGGGTCAGTGGCGTGCTGGAACAGGGCAAAGGTGCACAGGATGACATCGTGATGACCGTCATGCTATGGCGTCTCGATGTCGGCGATATCGGCGGCGCGATGGATATTGCCCGCTACGCGTTTAAGTACGGTCTGACCATGCCAGGCAAACACCGCCGCCCGCCGCAGTACATGTTTACCGAAGAGGTGGCGCTCGCCGCCATGCGCGCCCATGCCGCCGGTGAACCGGTCGTCGTCAGCCAGCTGCTCGACACGCTGGCGCTGACCGCCGCCGCCGATATGCCTGATGAGGTGCGCGCAAAACTGCACAAAATCACCGGCCAGGTGCTGCGGGACAACAAACAGCCCGCCGACGCGCTGGCCCACCTCAAGCGAGCGATGCAGCTCGACTGTCAGGCAGGCGTCAAAAAAGACATTGAACGGCTTGAGCGAGAGCTGAAGCCCAAACCGGCAACAGTCGTTAAAGCCCCGGTAAGAGCGCCGCGCGCCGTGAAAACCACGGCACCGGCTAAACGTGGCCGCCCGAAAAAGACCGTCGGTTAACAGAATGCGCCCCGCGCCAGGGCGGCACGCCGGTCGATGAGGGTGTTTTACCTGACCTGAGACCGGCGTCCACCGCCCACCTATTCAGAGGTAGTCATGACGACGCTGATTATTAAAAAGAACGATGAGCCGCAGCCGGGTGGCGTGGTGATCATCCCGCCGCCTGCCAGCGATGAGCCGGTGATAAAAAATACGTTTTTCTTTCCTGACATCGACCCGAAACGCGTGCGTGAAGGGATGCGACTTGAGCAGACCGTCGCCCCGGCCCGGCTGCGTGAGGCCATCAAAACCGGCATCGCCGAAACCAATGCCGAGCTGTTTTTGTGGCGGGAACAGCAGATTGCCGGGGGTTTTAGCAAGCTGGCCGACGTGCCGGCTGACGATCTCGACGGTGAGAGTGTGCGAGTTTTCTATTACCTGCGCGCCGTCACCTCAATGGCGACCGCCACGCTCTATGAGCGTTATCGCGGTGTGGATGCCAGCGCCAAAGGTGACAAGAAAGCCGACAGCATCGATACCACTGTCGACGAGCTGTGGCGGGACATGCGCTGGGCGGTATCACGCGTCCAGGACAAACCCCGCTGCATCGTGAGCCAAATCTGATGCAGGCCATCGCGCAACAGGGCGACACGCTCGACATGATTTGCGCCCGGTATTACGGGCGCACTGAGGGGGTCTTCGAGTCGGTGCTCGCCGCAAATCCGGGGTTAGCCGAGCTCGGCGCAGTATTGCCTCATGGCACTGTGATCGAGCTACCTGATGTTAAGTCATCCCCCGTAACAGAAACCATAAACCTCTGGGAGTAACCACATGACGGAAGGGGAAAAAAGCGTCATTTCGCTTTTTATAATCGGCGCGCTGATTGTCGTCGGTAAAGTGCTGGCCGGTGGTGAACCGATCACCGCACGTCTTTTTATTGGTCGCACGTTGCTGGGTGGCTTTGTTTCGATGGTGGCCGGGGTTGCCCTGGTACAGTTTCCAGACCTGCCAACCGCGGCCGTGTGCGGATTTGGCTCCATGCTGGGTATCGCCGGTTATCAGGCGGTAGAGCTTGCTATCCAGCGCAAGATTAAAAAAGGGGAAAACGATGGCAGTCATTAAGACACATCCCAACGTTGCGGCATTCCTCGACACGCTGGCGTTTTCGGAAGGGACAGCAACGCATCCGCTGACCCGAAACAACGGTTACGACGTTATCGTCACGGGTATCGATGGCAAGCCGGAGATTTTTACCGATTATCGCGATCACCCGTTCGCCGGTGGACGCCCGGCGAAGGTCTTCAATCGTCGCGGGGAAAAATCCACGGCATCCGGGCGTTACCAGCAGCTTTATCTGTTCTGGCCGCATTATCAGAAACAGCTCGCTTTGCCTGATTTCAGCCCGGTATCACAGGACAGGCTCGCCATTCAGCTTATTCAGGAGCGTGGTGCGCTGGAAGATTTGCAGCAGGGGCGCATTGAGCGCGCGATTTCCCGCTGTCGCAATATCTGGGCTTCATTGCCGGGTGCCGGATACGGTCAGCGTGAGCATAGCCTAGACAAGCTGGTCGCAGTGTGGCGCAAGGCCGGAGGGGGAACTGCATGAAGATAGTGATTCTCCTGCTGGCGCTGGCCTGTGCGGGTCTGCTGTGGATGAGACACGATAACAGCAATTTGCGCGCCTCACTTGAACGTGCGAACCGGGACGCTGGTAAGCAGAAAACCACGATCACCATGCTGAAAAATCAGCTCAACGTTGCCGCAGAGCAGTCGCAGCGCAAAGAGCTGGCGCAGGTTGCCATGAGGGATAAGCTCACGGCGGCTAACCTGCTGGCCTTTCGGCGTGAACAAACTATCACGAGGTTACTCAATGAAAATGACGCGTTTCGCCGCTGGTATCGCGCTGATTTACCTGATGCTGTGCGCCGGTTGCACCAGCGCGCCGCCTGTACCAACGCCGCCGCCGGTGATTGTTTACAACGCCTGCCCGAAGGTCAGTCCCTGCCCGATGCCGGGCAGCGACCCGCTGACTAATGGCGACCTGAGTGCGGATATACGCCAGCTCGAAAACGCCCTGAAAAGCTGCGCAATCCAGGTCGATACGGTTAAACAATGCCAGGATGAAATCGATGTTAAAGCCCAACAGTCTGCGAAAAGCCTTAACTGATGCGGTGCCGGTACTGCGTACCAACCCCGATATGCTTCACCTTCGCCTGGACGATGGCAACAATACGGCGACGCTGGCGCGCTCCCTGTCGTTTGAAAAGCGGTACACGCTTAACATCGTGGTCACGGATTTTACCGACGATATTGACCTGCTGTTTGTGCCGATTATGGCCTGGTTGCGCGTCAATCAGCCGGACATCATGACAACCGACGAGGGGCGAAAAAAAGGATTTGCCTGGTTCGCTGACATTAATAACGACAGCAGCTTCGATGTCAGCATCAGCCTGTTGCTGACCGAGCGCACGCTGGTCAACGAGGTCGACGGCGCAATGTACGTTGAGAACATCCCGGAGCCGCCACCGCCGGAGCCGGTAACGAGCCCTGTCGAGATGTGGAGTAATGGCGAACTGGTGAGTAAATGGGATGAATGACTTCAAACCCTTTGAGGACAAGCTTGCCGGGTTGATAGCGGCCCTTTCCCCCGCCGGGCGTCGTCGGATGACCGCCGATATTGCGAAGAAACTGCGCCAGCGGCAACAACAGCGCATTAAATCGCAAAAAGCGCCGGACGGTTCGCCATTTGCCCCGCGTAAGCGCCCGCCCGTCAGGGCAAAGCAAGGCCGGATTAAGCGCGAGATGTTTGCGAAGCTGCGCACCAATCGCTTTATGAAAGCGAGCGGTAACGACAGCGCGGCGGTGGTGGAATTTACCGGGAAAGTGCAGCGCATCGCCCGCGTGCATCAGCTCGGGCTCAAGGATAAACCATCCCCCAAAAGCGCCGCCGTCGAGTACCCACAGCGTCAGCTCCTGGGCTTTACCGAAGATGACCGGCAGCTTGTGGAAAGCGTCATTATCGACTACCTCGCCGATTAACGTTGTGCCAGCCAGGGCAAAACGCCCGCAGATTGCCGCCGGAACACCCCGGCGGCATCCTTTCCCCTATGAATACTCTCGCATCTATCCAGGAACTCGCCCGCGCGATACGCAACATGATCCGCACCGGAATCGTCGTCGAAACTGACCTCGACGCCGGGCGCTGTCGCGTGCAGACCGGCGGCATTTATACCGACTGGCTCCAGTGGCTGACGCATCGGGCCGGGCGCTCGCGCACCTGGTGGGCTCCCTCCATTGGTGAGCAGGTGATGATTCTGGCCGTGGGCGGTGAGCTCGATACCGCTTTTGTGCTGCCGGGTATTTATTCCGACGACAACCCCGCGCCGTCGGCCTCGGAGGATGCCTGGCACGTTGAGTTTCCCGACGGTGCCGTTATGAGTTATGAGCCGGAGACCGGCGCGCTGACCGTCACCGGCATTAAAACCGCCGATGTGACCGCATCCGACTTGGTTGCCGTCAGCGTGCCGGTTGTGCTGGTCAAAGCTTCGACTCGCGTCACCATCGATTCACCGGAGGTGATCTGCACCAATAAGTTGACGACCGGCACGCTGGAGGTAAAGAACGGCGGCAAGATGTCCGGCGATATCGAGCACGGCGGCGGCTCATTCTCTTCTAACGGCAAGGTGCTCCACACCCATAAGCACCCTGGCGACAGCGGCGGAGAAACGGGGGAACCACTATGACAGCGCGTTATCTCGGCATGAACCGCACGACCGGTGAAAGCATCTCAGACGTTGACCATATCAGCCAGAGCATCGGGGATATCCTGCGCACGCCCGTCGGCTCCCGCGTCATGCGTCGTGAATATGGCTCGCTGTTGTCGCAGATGATTGACCAGCCTCAGACACCGGCGCTTGAGCTGCAAATTATGGCCGCGTGCTACATGGCGATCCTGAAGTGGGAGCCGCGCGTCAGGCTGACCAGCATCACCACAGCGCGGCAGTTTAACGGGCAGATGGTCGTCGACGTGACCGGCCAAATCACCGATACCGGTGAGAGCCTTTCCTTAACCATCCCTGTGAGTTGAACCTATGGCAGTTATCGACCTGAGCCAGCTCCCCGCGCCTGATGTGGTGGAAACGCTGGATTTTGAAGCCATCCTCGCCGAGCGCAAAGCGACGCTGATTTCACTGTATCCGGAGGATGAGCAGGAAGCTATCGCCAGGACGCTGACGCTTGAGTCAGATCCACTGGTGAAATATCTGGAAGAGAATGCCTACCGGGAGGTGATTTTACGCCAGCGTATCAACGAGGCGGCAAAAGCGGGCATGGTGGCCTACGCCATAAAAAACGACCTCGACCAGCTCGCGGCAAACAATAACGTTGAGCGCCTGGTCATCACCCCCGGAGACGATACCCAAATCCCGCCGGTGGCGGCGGTCCTAGAATCCGACAGTGATTTACGCCAGCGTGTACCGGCTGCTTTTGAGGGGATGAGTGTCGCCGGGCCAACTGGTGCCTATGAATTTCACGCCCTGAGCGCCGATGGTCGTGTCGCGGATGCCTCGGCGAACAGCCCGGCCCCTGCCGAGGTGACTATCGCGGTTCTGTCGCGGGAAGGTGACGGCACGGCATCGGATGATTTATTGCTGGCCGTCAGTACCGCGCTGAATGATGAGAGCGTGCGCCCGGTCGGTGACCGCCTGACAGTCGTCTCGGCCGAGATTGTCAATTATGCAGTCGATGCCGTGCTGTATGTGTACCCCGGCCCGGCAACCGAGCCGATTCTTGCCGCTGCCAAGGCACAGTTAACCGCTTATATCACGGAACAGCGCCGCCTCGGTCGTGACATCCGAATGTCGGCGATTTACGCCGCGTTGCATGTGCAGGGGGTTCAGCGCGTTGAGTTGCGCGAACCGCTGGCCGATGTAGTGCTGGATAAAACGCAGGCCGCTTATTGCACTGACGCCCGCGTTATTATCGGGGGATCGGATGAATAATTCGCTGATGGCGTCTGGTTCATCTCTGCTGGAACAGCGAGCTGCCGCAGCATGCGCCTCTATCAGCGATTTACCCGTATCGCTGCGTGATTTATGGAATCCGTGGAAATGCCCCGTGAAATTCCTGCCCTACTTGGCGTGGGCGTTTTCTGTCGACCGCTGGGAAGAAACATGGTCGGAAACAGAGAAACGCCAGGCTGTTAGTGATGCATTCTGGATCCACCAACGCAAAGGTACCGTTGCCGCAGTTCGGCGTGTGATTGAAACGCTGGGCTACAGCATGACGCTACAGGAATGGTGGGAGGTGGCCGACCCTGCCGGGACATTCCGCCTCGAAATTGACCTCAATGATATTGGCATCACTGAGCCGATGATTAAAGAACTTGAGCGGATTATCGGTGATGCAAAGCCAGTCAGCCGCCATATATCGCAGCTGACACTTTCGGCCAGTGCATACGGTACGGCTCATATAGGCGCGGCAATAATTGACGGGGAAGTAATAACGGTTTATCCGCCTGGGTATGAACCGGATGACAGTATTTATTATGACGGAAACGCTCATTTTGATGCCAATTATCACTATACGGGAAAATGAACATGACGAACATTAATGAGAGCGCTCGCTGGGAAGAAAATATTCCGATGATTCTTCGTGGTGATAAAGTTGAAGGTGGTCGCGATGCAAAACCAAATTTACAGACTGAAGTTCTGGCAAACAGAACGCGGTACCTTCGCTCTGAGCTTGAAAACTACGCAGGAACTCTACAGGCGGGTGAGCAACCATATTCCAGCGAGGAAGATGCGCAGCAGGCGATCAATAATGGAATGATAGCGGCTGGCGCTAAATTTTCGGTCCGTTCTCATGAGTCAGGTTCATGGGTGGATGAATATAAAAATGTTGACGGCATCGCCACGCCAACCGGCAAGAAACTGCCATCACTGGCGGCGGTAACAACATTGCAGGAAATGCTGTCCGAGAAATCATCGGAGCTAATGTTATTTCTTTTTTCTGATATGGATGATTTCCATATTGCTGATATTTCATTTGACGAAGAGACCGGAAAGCCGAAATTTAATATCGGACGAATGGCATTGAAGCGTAGTCAGGGGACCGTATTTGAAGTAGTTGATTCTGACGGCTTTGGTATTTCTGGCGATGATATGATAAATCGCCTTCGTTCGCTTGAGTCAGGGCGATATATTTATAATGGACTGAAAATTACACGCAGTGAAAATAATATATTAGAAGTGACTGACCCGGACGGATTTTCGCTTTCCATTGATGACATGCTGTCACGTCTGATGAGCATTGAAAAAGGCTCATTTAATTACAGCGGACAAAGTTTACAGAGAAGCCCTGACCATATTTTTGAGATTAAAGACCCTGACGGATTCGCATTAACGGCGGAAAGGCTGATTGAGCGCATTACCGCGCTGGAAAAGGCGACTGGCGACAGCGGTGACGTCTCGCGTAGTGGCGAAATTATTGCTCATATGGAAGGGGAGGCACAGGCAGCGCGAGCTGCTGCGACGGAGTGGGTTAGTCCGCCGGTTGCTCCGCTACGTAAAGGGCTGAATCTGTTTTTTATCTACGGGCAGTCGCTGGCTATCGGCGATGAAGCGTTTTCAGTCGTCACACGTCAGCCATCGCAGCTTGGAAACCTTATGCTGGGGAAATCACCTCGTGGCAGGTATTACGGGAGAACTAGCGACGCTGACTTTGGTGTTATTGGCGGCGAGAATATCTATTACCCTCTGACTGAGCACAGACAAGATGGTCCAAATATTATTACAGATCCAGATATAAACACCCGCCTCGGTGAGACTGTCGCATCTGGTTTTATGGAAACCCTCAAGACTCTGCATAACCGCTCGAAGGGGGTGAAAAACGATGAAGAAACAATCCTTGCCTGTTCCGTAACGGGATGCTCTGGCACCAATATTGCCACCCTGTTAAAAGGTGCTGGCGCGGCCACGCCATACTATGAACGCCTTATGTCGGCTTTACGCGGGCACATGGAAGCGGCGGCGAAAATGGGGATTACCGATGTACAGGTGTGCGGGATGCTGTTCCTCCAGGGAGAGAATGATTATGGCATCACAAACCGTGAAAATTACCTGAACATGCTGAATCAGCTGATTAATGATTTTAATGCTGATGCAAGAGCGATAACCGGTCAGACGGATAATATCGGATTTTATCTGTATCAGACTGGGGGAACCTATGTCAGCCAGGCAGAGGGCAACACCCTGCCGATTGATATGGCTCAACTGGATATCACGTCACGCGTCGATGCCTTTATGGCCGCTCCCATGTTTCCGTATCCGCAGGCGTCAAATAATCGCACTCATAAGGCAGCAAACAGTTATCGATGGTGGGGATGTGCGGCAGCGAATACTGTTTTTCGCGTGCTGAGTAATGAAAACAGAACGCCATTTCGCATGATAAAAGCGGTTTATGATGGCGAGGATATTTATGTTTCATTTATGACGCCCTGTCCGCCGCTGGCGACGCAGCCATATTACCGGATTGCCGCGGCGGTAATGAATACCGACATGGGATTTACTGTCATTGATGGCACAGGGAATCTGTATGGAACATCACTGGTGACGGAAATTATCTCCCCGTGCGTGATTAAAATATCACCACCAAGAAAGCTGAGCGGAAATATCCGCCTCAATCTCGGCGACCAGCTTCATGGCGGAGGGCATAACGTTGCAGACTCCAGCCCTCAGCAGTCTTTTTTTAACTGGCAATATTACGGCGATGATAATCAGTCAGTGAATGAAAATATTGATGCGTTAAACGATAAACCTTATCCGCTGTATAACTTCGCGGCGATTCAGACAATTAATGTTGATGGAGTGGAATTATGATTAATACCCGTTCAGGAACCCGTATTGCCGTCAGTGACACATCTATTCAGGATGGTGTTGACCGGGTTTATCCTCCAGTGCTGGTTGGTCTGGAGCAGGCGTTATTTTTTACCGCCGGTGGTGACGGAAAAAACTATGCGCCGGAAGGCACTGTTTTACCAAAAATGACCGGCGCACCAGTACAAAACGCATTCAGCAAATCATTCCCGACATTTATCGACTGCATTGATACCGGCCTGCTTGATAATTCAGATTACACAGTGCTGATTGTGAACAAGCCGAAGGCGCTACCGGCGGGAAAAATCTACAGTCCATTTTTTGGCAACTGGAATGCTTCAATTTCTGAAGGAGGAATGGGGGGCGGTTTAGGGAGTGCGCTCGTTCAGGGGTCTAATAATAACCTTACTCTGGTTCTGTCTTCTGTTCCGGTTTCGGACGCGTCAAACCCGGCGGCGGCAACCAGTGTCAGGGAAAATACGGATGTTTTTGGGCTGGGATATTCTGGCGGCACCTGGCGCTTCACTGCATTTCGGATCACAAGCAGTGAATACTATTTCAAAGATTTCACAAAAGGGGTGGAAAAGGCATCAACCTCCTTCCGTGAGGGATACGTTAAAGATAATCGTCGGAAAACTCCGTTGCGTGTGTGCGGTCAGTTTAATGCTACTGACGAAACCTGCGCACCGGGGCCGGAAACAGCCCTTGTTCTGTTTTATCGCCGTGGGTTAAGTGCTGATGAAATGGAGGCCATGTACGCATGGGCAAAAAAATACTGTGACCGTCGCGGGATCACTATCTAAACGGACGGTGCAGCCATGAATAAATATATTGCGATTCTGACGCCTGCCGGAGAAGCAAAAATGGCGGCGGCAGCGCTGACGGGGGAGCCGGTAGGCTTCTCCCATATGGGTGTGGGCGATGGCGGCGGAGTGGTAGCCCAGCCCTATGCTGAACAGACAGAGCTGGTTAATGAACTGTACCGCGCCACGCTTAACCGACTGGTCATCGCTGACAGCAGCGCAAATATTATCCGGGCTGAAATGGTGATGTTACCCCAGGTCGGCGGATTCTGGCTGCGCGAAGCGGCGCTCTATGACGATGAGGGCGTTTGTCTGGCGCTTGCAAATCTGCCGCCGTCCTATAAGCCGCTACTGGCGGAAGGGGCTGGCAGGCAGCAGGCGATCAATCTGTGGATAGCGGTTCACAATACCTCCGATGTACAGCTGATGACTGACCCGGCCGTTATCGTTGCCTCAGTGGGGGAAGTTGAGCGGGCAAAAAATGAGGCGAAAGATTACACCGATAAAGTGGCTGGTTCGCTGAATACGAATATTCAGCAGGCTATTTCTGACGCTATTGCAGCGGCAAAGCGTGATTTCTGGGAGGATGAAAACCCTGTCGGCACGGTGAAGTTTTACGCGCAGAATGTTAACCCTAACGAGCGTTATCCGTGGTCGCGGTGGGTTTATACCGGCGAAAACAAAACGATTCGTGTCGGCAAGGCTGACGGTTCGGACGTCGGGCAGACCGGCGGCAGTGATACCGTCACGCTCCAGCAGGACAACCTGCCCGCCGTTCAGATTGATGTGAGTGGCGAAACCAGTGAACAGGCGGAGCAGAAGATAAGAACATCTAAAGACGGCGAGCACGATCATGGTGGCGTAGCCGGTAAGGATGACCCGTGGGAAATAGGCGGGGATGTGCGGCAGCTCTTTAACCCGAAAGAGCTGGGTGTCACGGATATGGGCGGGAGGCATGACCATGAAGTAATTGTGCCCCCGCACAAACACTCGACCTCCGGCAAAACCGCCAACCTCGGCGAAGGTAAATCGTTCAGCGTGGTTGAAGCTCACACCCTGCTGATGTGCTGGAGCCGCGTTGCCTGACCTGTGACGGTCATTCCTGTTGTACCGTCCCTGTTACAGCGGGGATGACTCGTCACCCCTTCCCCCACGATTGAAAATAATGCTCACCCTTAACCACGGAGTTAAACGGATGAGCGATTTTCATCACGGCGTCCAGGTTGTCGAGATTAACGACGGCACCCGCGTCATTTCCACCGTATCAACGGCCATTATCGGCATGGTCTGCACGGCCAGCGATGCCGATGCCACCACGTTCCCACTCAATAAGCCTGTACTGATTACCAGCGTGCAAAGCGCCATTGCTAAAGCGGGTACAAAAGGCACCCTCTCCGCCTCCCTCCAGGCGATTGCCGACCAGTCGAAACCGGTCATTGTCGTCGTGCGCGTTGCGGAAGGTACCGGCGACGATGCCGAAGCGCAGACTATTTCCAACATCATCGGCGGCACCGACGAAAACGGCAATTACACCGGGCTGAAAGCACTGCTCACGGCGGAGGCCGTCACCGGCGTTAAACCGCGCATCCTCGGTGTTCCGGGTCTCGACTCCCTTGAGGTTGCAACTGCTCTCGCGCCGATTTGCCAGAAGCTGCGCGCCTTTGGCTATATCAGCGCATGGGATTGTAAGAACATTTCCGAGGCGATGCTCTATCGCGAGAATTTCAGCCAGCGTGAGCTGATGGTTATCTGGCCGGATTTTCTGGCATGGGATACCACGGCGAACGCTACCGAGACCGCCTGGGCGACCGCCCGCGCGCTGGGCCTGCGCGCCAAAATCGACCAGGACACCGGCTGGCACAAAACTCTGTCAAACATTGGCGTGAATGGCGTCACCGGCATCAGCGCGTCGGTCTTCTGGGATTTGCAGGAATCCGGCACCGATGCCGACCTGCTTAACGAGGCAGGCGTCACCACGCTCATTCGTAAAGACGGTTTCCGCTTCTGGGGCAACCGCTGCTGCTCCGATGACCCGCTGTTCTTGTTCGAGAACTATACCCGCACCGCGCAGGTTATCGCTGACACAATGGCCGCTGGTCACATGTGGGCGGTAGACAAGCCGATCACTGCCACGCTGATTAAGGACATCGTTGCGGGTATCAATGCGAAATTCCGCGAGATGAAAACGGCGGGCTATATCGTCGATGCGACCTGCTGGTTTGATGAATCGGCCAACGACGCGGCGACCCTCAAAGCCGGGAAACTGTATATCGATTACGACTATACGCCGGTTCCCCCTCTCGAAAACCTGACGCTACGCCAGCGCATTACCGATAAATACCTGGCGAATCTGGTGTCATCGGTTAACAGCAATTAAGGAGCCCTGACCAATGGCAATGCCGCGCAAGCTCAAATATCTGAACACGTTTCTGGATGGCGTCAGCTATCTCGGCGTTATCGAGTCCGTCACCCTGCCAAAGCTGACCCGTAAGCTGGAAAATTACCGGGGCGGCGGGATGTCAGGCTCAGCCCCTGTCGATTTCGGCCTCGACGATGACGCGCTGGCGATGGAGATTTCCCTCGGCGGCTTCCCTGATGATGCGATCTGGTCGCTTTATGGTGCCGTCGGTACCGGGACGCTACTGCGCTATGCAGGCTCTTACCAGCGGGACGATACCGGCGAAACCGTGGCGGTGGAAGTTGAGACCCGTTTCAAGGTGAAGGAAGTCGATAACGGCGAGAGCAAACAGGGCGAGGATACCAGCAGCAAATTATCGCTGGTCTGCACGTACTACAAGCTGACCATGAACGGTAAAGAGCTGGTAGAAATCGACGTCCTCAACATGATTGAGAAGGTGAACGGCGTCGACCGACTCGACCAGCACCGCCGCAATATCGGCCTGTAATTTTTCCCCGGCCAGCATGTCTGGCCGGTTAACCCCGAATCCGTAAATAGCGAGAAACTCATGAGCAAAGAAAACATCGTCACCCTGGAAAACCCCATCAAACGCGGCGAGCAGGTCATCGAAAAAATCACCCTGATGAAGCCTAACGCCGGAACCCTGCGCGGTGTCAGCCTGGCCGACGTTGCGCGCTCTGAAGTGGATGCCCTGATTAAAGTGCTGCCGCGTATGACCAGTCCGTCTCTTACCGAATCGGATGTCGTCATGATGGATTTACCCGACCTGATGGCGCTGGCAACAAAGGTGATCGGTTTTTTGTCGCCGAATTTGGCGGATTAAATTTCCCGAAAGACATGTCGGTCGATGACCTGATGGCGGATATCGCGGTGATTTTTCACTGGCCGCCATCAGAGTTATATCCCATGAGCCTGACCGAGCTCACCACCTGGCGCGAAAAGGCGCTACAGCGAAGCGGAAACACGAATGAGTAACGACGTTAAATTGCAGGTTTTACTCAAGGCTGTTGACCAGGCGACCCGCCCGTTTAAAACCATCCAGACAGCGAGTAAAACGCTGTCTGGTGATATCCGGGACACTCAAAAATCATTGCGTGAGCTTAACGGTCAGGCATCCCGTATTGACGGATTTCGCAAGGCCAGCGCGCAACTCGCCGTTACCGGTCAGGAGCTGAAGAAAGCTAAACAGGAAGCCGCCGCGCTGGCGATCCAGTTCAAAAATACGGAGCAGCCTACCCGCGCGCAGGCGCAGGCGATGGACGCGGCACGAAAAAGCGCCGCCGCGCTACAGCTTAAACACAACAGCTTACGGCAGGCTGTACAGCGCCAGCGGCAGGAACTCAGCCAGGCGGGAATTAATACCCGTACCTTGGCCGCGGATGAACGCCGGTTAAAAACCAACATTAGCGAAACGACAGCACAGCTCAATCGTCAGCGTGAAGCGCTGGCGCGGGTCAGCGCGCAACAGGCAAAGCTCAATGCGGTTAAGCAGAGATATCAGGCCGGTAAAGAGCTGGCCGGAAATGCGGCCGCAATGGGTGCCGCCGGTGTCGGTATGGCGACGACAGGCACGCTGGCCGGTGTTGCACTGATGAAACCGGGTTATGATTTTGCGCAGAAAAACTCCGAGTTACAGGCTGTACTCGGCGTGGCGAAAGACTCCGCAGAAATGACTGCGTTGCGAAAGCAGGCCCGACTGCTGGGTGACAATACAGCCGCCTCTGCCGATGATGCGGCCGGTGCTCAGATTATCATTGCGAAAGCAGGCGGAGACGCGGCAGCGATTCAGGCGGCGACGCCCGTCACACTTAATATGGCGCTTGCTAACCGTCGAACAATGGAAGAAAACGCCGGTTTGCTGATGGGGATGAAATCAGCTTTCCAGCTTACTAACGAGCAGGTCTCTCACATCGGTGATGTCCTGTCGATGACAATGAATAAAACCGCCGCAGATTTTGACGGGCTTAGTGATGCGCTGACATATGCTGCGCCGGTGGCGAAAAATGCCGGTGTCAGCATTGAGGAAGCCGCTGCAATGGTTGGCGCCCTACATGATGCGAAAATTACGGGATCAATGGCTGGTACGGGTAGTCGCGCTATTTTAAGTCGACTCCAGGCACCGACCGGGCAAGCCTACGCGGCGATTAAAGAGCTTGGAATTAAAACGGCAGACAGTAAAGGGAATACCCGCCCGATCTTTACCATCCTGAAGGAAATGCAGGCCAGTTTTGATAAAAATAAACTGGGAACCGGTCAGCGCGCTGAATACATGAAAACGATATTTGGTGAAGAGGCCAGCTCTGCCGCCGCTGTTTTGATGAACGCGGCTCAATCAGGAAAGCTGGACAAGCTCGCGGCTGCATTTAAAGCCTCCGACGGTAAGACGGAGGAACTAGTTAAGGTTATGCAGGAAAACCTCGGCGGCGACTTTAAAGAGTTTCAGTCGGCATATGAGGCTGTAGGTACTGACCTTTTTGACCAGCAGGAGTCCTCTTTACGTAAACTGGTGCAAACCGCTACCGGCTACGTGCTCAAACTTGATAAGTGGATCCAGCGAAATAAAGAGCTCGCGCAGACGCTGGGGGTGATTACCGCTGTGGCGATCGGGGTCGTGGGGATGATTGGGGCTATTGGACTGATTGCCTGGCCGGTGATAACCGGTGTAAATGCCATCATTGCCGCTGCGACGGCACTCGGTACCGTATTTACTACGGTGGCCGGTGGCGTCGTTACTGCAATTGGCGCAATCTCCTGGCCGGTTGTTGCTGTCGTGGCCGCAATAGTGGCCGGGGCATTGCTCATCCGTAAATATTGGGAGCCCATCAGCGCGTTTTTTGGCGGTGTGATGGAAGGATTGCGCACGGCCTTCGCGCCAATAGCAGAACTATTTGCACCGCTTAAACCGATGTTTGACTGGCTAGGCGGAAAACTTAAAGCCGCATGGGACTGGTTTAACAATCTGATTGCGCCGGTTAAATCATCACAGGAAACGTTAAACAGTTTCCGAGATGCCGGTGTGTTGTTTGGTCAGCGCCTGGCTGACGCTCTTACTTTACCGCTTACAGCATTCAATAAGCTGCGCAGCGGTATTGATTGGGTACTTGAGAAGCTCGGCATAATCAACAAAGAGTCCAGTACGCTTGATCAGACTGCCGCAAAAGCAAACGCAGCCACGCAGGGTAACTCTTATATCCCGGCTACCAGTACTTATAGCGGCTATCAGGCATACCAACCAGTCACCGCACCTGCCGGGCGTTCTTACATCGACCAGAGCAAAAGCGAGTATCACATTTCCGTTCATGGTAGCGGGAACGGCACGCAGCTCGATCGTCAACTACAGGATGCGCTCGAAAAGTTTGAGCGTGACAAGCGTGCTCGTCAGCGGGCCAGCATGAACCACGACTGACAGGAGGTAACGAGAAATGATGCTTGCACTCGGTATGTTTGTTTTTATGCGCCAGACGTTGCCACACCAGACGATGCAACGCGATGCCGAATATCTGTGGCCATCAAACTCACGCGTAGGTAAACGGGATTCTTTCCAGTATCTGGGCCCGGGGGAAGAAAGAATTACCCTGGCCGGTGTGTTATACCCGGAGATCACCGGCGGAAAGTTGACGATGACAGCTATTCGTTTAATGGCTGACGAAGGGCGCGCCTGGCCGTTACTGGATGGCACCGGCACTATTTATGGTATGTACGTCATCAATAATATCAGCGAGACAGGGAGCCTGTTTTTTGCTGACGGCACGGCGAGAAAAATTGATTTCACGCTGACGCTCACCCGCGTGGATGAATCACTCGCGGCGCTGTATGGCGATATTGGCGAACAGGCCAATGCACTTATTGGCAAGGCGGAAAATATGGCTTCGTCAGTGTCTGGCTTGGTGGGGATTAGCTGATGCTGGATATGCTGAATTTGAATGCGGGTGGCGTCCTGACGCCCGATTTTATGCTGATGCTCGACAGCAAAGATATTACCGGCAATATCAGTAACCGCTTAATGAGTCTGACGATGACCGATAACCGCGGATTTGAGGCAGACCAGCTTGATATTGAGCTCGATGACGCTGACGGGCTTGTCGAGTTGCCGTTACGTGGTGCTGTGCTGACGCTTTATCTGGGATGGAAAGGGTTTGCGTTAATTAACAAGGGCTCTTTCACTGTCGATGAGGTTGAGCATCATGGCGCGCCAGATAGCGTGACAATCCGTGCACGTAGTGCCGATTTTCGGGGAACGTTAAATTCCAGGCGAGAAGAGTCATGGCATGACAAGACTTTAGGCGAAATTGTGGCGGCGATAGCGACGCGTAACAAACTGACATCGAGAGTCATACCTGAACTGGCGGGAATTAAAATCCCGCATATCGACCAGTCACAGGAATCGGATGCTAAATTTTTGACTCGTCTCGCCGAACGAAACGGTGGTGAGGTTTCGGTAAAAGCGGGAAAGTTGCTTTTTCTGAAAGCCGGGCGTGGGTTAACAGCCAGTGGAAAGGCTATTCCACAAGTCACTATCACGCGCGGCGATGGCGACAGGCATCAGTTTTCGATTGCCGACCGTGGGGCATATACCGGTGTCACGGCAAAATGGTTACACACCAAAGACCCGAAACCACAAAAGCAAAAGGTGACGTTAAAGCGGAAACCGAAAGAGCAACATTTACGTGCGCTACAGCACCCAAAAGCCAAACCGGTAACGAAGAAAAAAGCGGTGAAGACACCGGAAGCCAGGGAAGGTGAATACATGGTCGGCGAGGATGACAACGTGTTCGCCCTGACGACAATTTTTTCAACCAAAGCGCAGGCGATGCGAGCAGCCCAGGCAAAATGGGACAAACTGCAACGTGGAGTTGCTGAGTTTTCTATCAGGCTGGCGACGGGGCGGGCTGATCTTTATCCAGAGACGCCGGTACAGGTTAAAGGCTTTAAGCGCGTCATAGACGAGCAATCTTGGACAATCACTAAAGTTATGCACTACCTGAGTAAAAGCGGCTTTACGACGAGCCTAGAGCTTGAGGTGAGGTTGTCTGATGTGGAATATGATGCTGTGGATGCTTAAAAAGGAAAACAACCCGTAACCAAACGGGTTGTTGTCATCTTCATTTTGAAACGTAGCCGTGGGTGTTTTCATACATCAAAGTCTTTGCTTCATCGTCCATCTGCGCACCCATCTTTTTACATGTAATCAGAGGGGTTTCAAACGTATAGCCCTGCGCTGAAAATTTATTAACGACATGTATCTCTTTGGTGTTTTTGAGATATCCCTCAGGGGCACTTTTAACCCAAACAGGAGTGCAGACACCGGATGATATCAGTGCTTCATATGCATCCGAGGTTACAGTGGCAGTTGGTAACTTTATTTTCACTGAGTCCGTCTTAACCTCAATTCCAACGGGCTGCCACGGTTTAAGACTTTTCATTAAAATTTGTGCATCAATGCTTTGTGAAAAGGCTCTACTTGAAAGGGCTGCGACAGTACATAGAAGCGTTATTTTTAAGAGTTTCATGGGCATCCTTATCAACTAACTATGAATATCTTTCGCTTTTGGTGAATTATTGTGTATCATTTATTCACATTGTGTGAATCGCGGAGTGTAGTAATGTTCCATTGTCCAAAATGCCAGCACGCGGCACATGCGCGCACCAGTCGCTATCTAAGTGAGAACACCAAAGAGCGTTACCACCAATGTACTAACATAAATTGCAGTTGTACGTTCGTAACGATGGAATCGGTGGAACGTTTTATTGTTACGCCAGGAACGATAATCCCGGCCCCGCCTCATGCGACAGTTGGTGGTCAGAGCCCGCTATGGCTCTGA